CGGTCATCTTTTCTTCGTCTGAAGTATCGCCTGTGACTTTGTAAGTCTTACCATTTACACTAAATGAGTTTTTGCCTGCTTCAATAGCCTTTAGTCTTTTTTCAGTAAATTCGTTGCCTTCTTCAACGTCTTCTTCTTTGACTTCTACGTCTTCTAATTTCATATCTTGTTTTCCCAGTTGTTTGAGCACGTCGCGAACCATGTTGCTCACGTCGCTGGTACCAAGGTCTCCGCCTTCGTGGAACTCGGCAACGCTTTCAATAGCGTCGTTTAAATCTAGTATATCTATTTCACGCACCAATGAACCAAAGTTCTTGGCGTTCATCATGCGTCTTGTGATTGCACTGGCAATGTCTTCTACACTAGCACCGTCTTCGTCTTCCATGGCTTCTTCAACGCTTTCGCCCATTTTTGCTAGTGCATTGTTGATGTCGTCAAGATATTGTTGCGCCATCATCATCTGTGTTTCATCGTAAAATTTCTGTTGTGCGCCGCCACCGCTGGATTGCATATTCTTAATATCTGCTTCAGCTTTGGCCTTCATTTTCATCAATTCTTCGCGACTCTTGCCGTCGTATTGACCTTCTTCAAGTTCTTCTTCGTCTTCGTGCGGACTTGCATGATCTTTACAAGCACTACAAATACCTAATTTGGTATCTTTGTCGTAGTTTAGAATAGGAGCATCACAGCATGAGCTGTTTGGTCCATCGTAACGGCCTTCTTCTAGGCTTTCTTCAAACTGGAAGTCAAAGTCATCAACTTCACCATACTCGTCTTTGAGTTCAGCGTGAATACGAGCATAAATCTGTTCGTTGCTCGACCCACTAGGAGCAGTTATGTTTAACTTAAGACTGCTAGGCAACTTTGCTCCAGAGTCTTTCCACTGAATGTTGGTGATTTTCACACCGCTTTCTTTGTTCTCGCTTACCTTGTCCAGGCTTTCTAAGATGTTGTAGATATTCATTTTCCTTCCTTTATCTCGCGAAACTTTTTACTTCAGGGATTTCATTTTGCTTGCTCATTGGACTTTCATTGTTCATTGGAAAATCACTTGTGGTTTTAGCGGCCGGGGTTTTGCCACCTGCAATAGTAAAATCACTCTTGTATTCGTTTTGCACGACAATCTTGTGCTCCTCTGGTGCCGCACTGTAATCATCACTTAATTCTTTCTGCTCTGCGTTTGGTGCAGGGAAGTCAGTGTCTGCTAGTACGCTTTCTGGTTGCTGTTCATAACCTTCGCGCTCTTGATCCAACTTTTCAGCATACTCACGTGGTTGCATAAGCATACGGTTTGGATCCATACCAAGAAGTTCGCATACTTGACGCATGCCAATCTCTGTTGCTGGATAGTTAAACGAAACGTCCATGTGTGTTACACGCTCGTTTTCAAACTTTGGAAAGTCAGGCAGTGTTTTCATAACTGGAGTTGACTTCTTCTCGCTCATCTTGATAACATCAAACTGAGCCATACTCTTTTCCAATTGATTCATCTGTTCTGCGGTGATGTCACCTGCAATTTTAATACGATAATCAAAGGTTTGTTTGGTTTCCACCAAATATTGTGCAAAATTCTTCATTGTTTTCCCCTATATGCTATTTAGCGTTCTGCGTTTCTTTTGGATAGTACCAGATAGCTAATAGTATCTTGGCTATCTTTGTTACTACATTCAACGGTCAACTGATTACCCATCAACACAGGCTTACACAGATCCCAACCAGTAACGTTTTGTAAAAACACATCAACATCACCTGGACACTCGTGTACCACAACTGTTGCTATTCCGTTGGCTAGGGTAATTTTTCCGTGTTGCACAAATGCAAAATAGTCATGGCCACTAACGCCTTGAGCACCTAGAGCGCCGGTGTGTCCTTGTACGCCTGGATTACCTGTAAGTCCTTGAGCTCCGGTTGCACCTTGGATGCCATTGCTGCCCATGCCACCGTTTTTTCCTGGAATGCCTTGTGTTCCTTGTGACCCTTGTGCACCAACTGGTCCAACAACACCTTGAGTGCCCATTGGTCCTTGTATCTGTGTCAAGATTTAGATCCATCTTTATCAAGTAACCGTTTCAGCAACTCATTTCTGTCCAGTACCATGCCAGTTCCAGTTTCTGCATCAGCATCAGGATCTTTGTTCTGTTGATCCATGCGCAGTTTTTTCAGTTGCAGATCGATCATTTTAAGTTTCTTGTTTACCTTGGCATTCTTTGCTGTAATAGCATGCCCAAGCATGCTACTGGCTGTGTTAAATATCTCACTGGCCCATCTGCTGTCTACATTCATACCAAGATCCATAAGATCGTCGAATGTTTTGGTTGCTTTTTCAGCAAGCTCGTCCATTTCACGGTCACTGCTTTCTAGTCCACGCACCTGCGGCAGTGCGGCATTGATTTTGTCCAGTTCGCTCAGTGCTGTAGTATACTCAGGAATGTCGTCAGCGGTGCTAACTTCTTGTTTTGGTTCGAGTGTTTCTTCCTGTTGCGGCAGGTCAAACAGTTCTTCAAGTTTCTTTGTCATACTGATATTTAACTAAATATACACATTGAACGGTATATTTGATGAGAGACCTATTAGACAAACTTGATTTTATCACAGAAGCACCTATTACTACCAGTACTAACAAGTACGGTGGCAAGTATCTTGAAATACTACAACACAAGATTGCAAATGGTGAGGCTATTGAACTAATCCCTGACGTGCATGACACAATTGGTACAGACGTTGTGCTTACCAAAGACAACGTTGCCAAGATTAACCAAGCATGGTTTGGACGTCCAGAGTTTCCTGCAATCAGTGATATGAACTTGGATATTGAAGGTCTTATTGTACCAGCAGACAAAAATGCTAGAAACATAGAACTCACAACGGATGATGGACAAGTCATCAAACTCAATCAAGTACTCAAAACAGCAGAGTACAAAGGTGGCAAGCCATTCAACAGTGGCGATGTAAGTGAAGGCTTATTGGGTGCCGCTGTAGCCGCAAGATTTATGTCACGTGACAAGGACATAGAATCAAAAGATATAATCGCAGTGCTCAAAGATCTTGGTCCAGGCACCAAAGCAGGAAATACTGGTAACAATCTCTCAGGCACAACTCGAGGACGCAGTGCAAACGACAGTGTAGAGTTTAAACTTGCACTAAACCAAGCAAACTACAAAATGCTACAAACTGTAGCGAACGACCCTAACAACATACACCCAGACATTACCAAAATGATCAACAGTGCTGTTTTGTTTGCAAATACAAATGCTGGTGTGTTGTCTGCTGTGGATAAAATTGTAGACGATCCTGAGGCAAACCAAGTTGTTGTCAGCAGTGATGGCGTAAGCGAACAGACTGGCACAAAAGCAGATTTATTCCTCAGCATTGATGGTACAAGTGTAAACTTGTTAAGTTTAAAAGCAGGTGATGTTAAGCAGTTTGGGCAGGTAAGTGGATACAACTTCAGAGCTATTCAGCAGTTCTTTGAGCAAACATTTGGTGCTGACATTCCAGATAACTTACGCACCGCTGATGAGGGTGATGCACTTGCTGGGTTCAAAGACATACAAGCCGCTTATCAAGAAGCCGCAGATGATATTTCACAGGAACTAGCAGGACAGCGTCCAAAAAAAGAAGCAGACTTTGTAGAAAGACTCTACAAAGGTATCGCCTATCATGCAACTCGTAACGACAGCGCCATCTCTATGGTTATTCTCAACACAGGAGCTATTCCAGGCTACAAAGAACTTGGATTTGGTCCTGAACTTGATCAAGCAATGAGACAAGTGGATCTTGATGTCGCACTAGAAACAAATCCAAAAAATAGTAGACTACAAATATTTGGCACCAAAGAAGATGGAACACGCAGTCAGTTGCTACAAATGCGCAGTAACTATCAAATTGAAGCGGGTAAACCATATGTTCGTAACAGAGTAGAAATGGGTCCACTGCTTAAAGAGATTGCACTTATAGAAAAAGAAGAGCGTAAACCAAAAGCCTCTAAACAGTCTGAACCACTGGATGACAAAGCACTAGGAAGAAAGCGCCGCTAGCGTCTGCGTTTACTTCCGCCCTGTCTAAATATGTCATCCTCTGTGATCACCCTAAACGTAATACCTTGTTGCTTGCACCAAGCCTGTGCTGCTGCCCACTTAGCATGGTTAACTGCTACCACAGCACGTTGAGCATTGTTCTGCTTGCTTTCTACAATGCTTTGTCCTTTGGGTTTTATTTCGATTAGTTCTGTGACCACTTGACTGTTTTTGTTACGGTATTGTATTAGAAAGTCAGGCACATAGGTTGTGCGTTGACCTTTTATTGGATTGTAGTATGGTATGCGTACACTTTCACTGCTCCACTTAATAATATGCTCATTTATGTCACAGAATCGCATAAAAGCGTGTTCCCAGCCACTGCGGTATCTTGGCTTGCCGTTACCAATGTACTTTTGGGGATTCATAATTGTGTATAAACCGTTGGCAAACTTACTCATTGTACAATGTTGCGAGCAACATTTTGGTTAGCAGTAACTGGTGCTTGTACTCCTAGCAATGTTGCTAGACTCCTTAGGTTATTAAGATAGTAAGCAAGGGTGCTGTTTATCTCAAGAACAGTTTTACTCTTAAACTCATCCAACAATGTAAGCACAGGAGTATTACTGTTGGCCGACATCTGAAAAAGTGTTACAGTAAAATTATTTGCCTCAGTTGTATTGTCAGTGATTGTTTTAAAATAGCTGAACACAACATCAAATTCATTGCTAGGAACGTTCACACTAAAATTATAGAAATTGTTAAACACTTCTACTGTTTGATCATTTGCATTTCGTACACCGTTTACACTTGTTGCCATTGGTTATCCTTGTGGTATCTGTTGTGGCCCAGTAGGTTGATCATTTGCAGGCTTCAGCCCATTTGTTGCTGTTGGGTCGACACTGCCTGGTTCTGGGTTAGTGGGAAAAACTTGTCCATTGTTTGAAGTAGGATCTTTATTAAGTACTTCAGGACCAGTGTTGCGTAGCACATCATTGATTATTGTAGCGCCTTCTTCGCGTATTACACTTTGTAGATCTTTACCTTTGAACGTTTCATAAGCAGTGCCGGCTTTTTGTACAGCGCCAATAAGTCCGCTAACATCATTTTGATTCAGATCTCTAATAATTCCGCCTACAGCGTCGATTAAACCGCCCTGCCCTAAGATACTGCTTGTGCTTCCTGGACGAGCCAATGAGCTTTTAACTTTATCGTAGTATGCATCAGTGGCAAAACCAGGAGCCATTCCACTTGGATCTCCGCCAAGAGCACCACTGTAATATTTCACTGTCTCATAAGCAATTTGTACACGGTTTTCCATTATCCCGTTGTTTTCGCCGTAATCGTAGGTATCGTGTTCCCAACTTTGTATTAGAGGATTTATTAATACATAGGCTACAAAGTTGTGTTGATTGAAGCCAAAAATTGTGATGTCTTTCATGAATATAGGCTTGCCGCCTTGAATGCTACTATTTGTGTCATCGTAGCTCTCACCAATATAACCCCAATCGTTTTTGTTACGGTTTTCGCTATATATATCTCTGTCGTTGTAGCTGAATCTTCCTGTTCCAGCACCGTTACCACTGTTCGTAGTTGCCGAGCCGTTGTTCACTGAAGGATTTGAATACTGTTGAGTTGGATCTTTATAATAGTAACTAAAATAGTTGTACCATAAACTTCTGGTTAGATCATGTGCATCATCATGAAAAACAATGTTGATAGGTAGATACTCAATTTTACTTTGTACTAAACGCTTCCTATTGTATTGATTTTTAGTTTCAACATCAATACTGTATCTTGGCAATTCAACTGACTTGCAAAGTAAACCCAATGTTGTGATACTATTATCAGTAAATGCACCCCCGTCAGTGCCTAAACGGGGGATTTGACTTGTGTTTAAATTGAAAAATGTATGAAATAAGAACTTCTGGCGAGGTGCTAGTTCATAACCATTGCTTCGAAATGTTTTACTAGCGTGTCTGTAGTCTTTAAGGTAACTGCTACCAAAAAAACCTTGTAAAAAATCCTCGCCGAAAGACATTGTTTATTAACCTGTGACTACGTCGCCGGTTGTTCTTCCAACTGTTGCACCAAGTCCGTCACCAAGTGGTGTCTGAAGTGCATTATCAAATCTCATAGTCATTTGAATTGTAACTGGTTCACTCACTGAATAATCAACATTACCATAGTCGATGGTGTTGATATAGCAACCATACAATTCCCAAGTTTCAAGTACGTTTGGTGTGCTTGCACCGTTACCACCATCAAGGATTTCGCAACGAGTAATAAACTTGTAATCAATACCTGCGCTTGCACTTGCTTGCTCTACAAAGTCCATCTGCTTTTGTAGTTGCTCGCCTAACAATCTTGCAACACTTCCACTTGCGTCATCACGGAAGTTAACTGTACATGGTTGCCATTCGTGCTTTCCAGCAAGATAGATTCTGCTGTTATAGATTGGAATTTCAATCTCACCAAAGCTAAGATTTGGTCTTGTAAAGTCCATAACTTGCTTGGTTAATTCTGTTCTTGGAGTACTCACTCCTAGGTTTTCAAATACCACTCTAAATCGGTACTTTAGTTTTGGCATCAACAGACCTTGGGTTGGACTACTCTGGTCACTGGCCAAAGGCACTGTCATTCTAGTTAATGATGATACGGCCATCTTTCTCTCCTATGTTGCATTTATTTATCAGAACTTGAAGCCAAAAAAATAGGGCCGAAGCCCTATTTTTCTGCATTTAACGTTACTAAACGCCTGCTGCAATCTCTCCTGTGTTCTTGATTCGAACCGGAATGTAGATAAACTCTACAGCCTTAACTGGTTCTACTGCGATGTCAACATAAAGTTCGTTAGCATCGATCCGAGCCGGAGTATTGTTTGTTAAATCACAAACCACCAAGTAATCGTACAAACCACGCTTTGCAACTAGATCGTTCATCAATCCTTCAATTGAATCTTTGATTTCGTTACGAGTGATTGTATCGTTTGGTTCGAACAAGAATTGCTTGCCAATAGTTTCTAGTCTTTCTCTAATAAAGGCAATCAATCTTGAAACGTTAATACGATCAAGTGCAGTAGTTGCACTTTGTGTAGTCTTGTTACCAAAGTTTACAATACCTGTACCTGGAAGGAACGTGAATGGGTTAATTTGATTTTCATATAATGTATCACGTAAGCCTTGACGTACAGCAGTTGGCTGGAATTCACCTGTCGTTGCATCAACATAACCAAGTTGTATAGCGTTATCAACTGTACCACGTCGTGATCCAGCTGGTGCTAACCATGGAAACGCCACGTTGTCGTTGCGTACAATGGTACGAAGCGCCATGTGTGATGATGGCTGTACCACTGTGTTTCCACTTAGATCATTTGTTTGACAAGCAGGGTAGAATACACCCATGTATGGATCACGAGTAGTTAATCCATCTTCTGTAGATGTTCCAAGTCCGTTGTTATTGGTTGCCCAGTTTTGAATATCTGTTGCATTATCATCTAGTCTTAATGGTGTATCCGCTACAACAAATGCAGTATTGTTGCGTTCGTTGTTTAAAGCAACCATGTTGCTCATTAGTTCAGGATAACTTGGGCAAGAAATCAGTGTAAAGTTCTTTTGTTCTTCACGCAATTCTTGTTGTCCATCAATACTTGATCTCAAAGCATTTACAACCATCTTACGTTGAGCTTGTCTGCCCATATAAGGTGAACCGTCAGCTTTTAAGCCGCTTGCAGTTACCCACATGTTCTTTTCTGTAGGCAAGACATCGTCTGGGAAATCAACACCGTTAAAGTAGTTTGTGATATACTCTTTAACGTTGTAACCACTGCGTCTTGTGTTAAACAATAGCATGCCAGTTGGATACAAACTTTGATTCGGTGCATCAATGTCCAGGTAATCACTTGTTAACAAACTTTTAATAGTTGGAAAGTCTCCTGTGATTACATCAGTTGTACCGTCAGTGTCCCAACGTGCATCTGCAAATAGCACACCGTCTTCAGTTGTTTGATCAGTGTTATCAATTAATACCCACTGATCTACACTGCTGACGCTTTCCCAACGGTAAATTTGTGGATAATTTTCTAAATCACTAGTATCAATCCATAGATCACCATATACCAATGCACTAGCATCTGACTGCGCAGTTGGTTCACTTGCACTTACAATAGGACCATCTGGGTCAGTGTTAGATAAATCAAATCCACGAGCATCGCTGGTTACATTTTGATATCCTTTCCATCCTGATCCATCATGAATCATGATATCAACTTCATCAACTGCACTGTAGTACCAGTAGGTACCGTTTACAGGATCACGACTTGGTTGACTGGTAGTTATACTGTATCCGTCACTTCCGCCGAGTGGAACCCATCCGCTTAGAATCAAGTTCGAATCATTGCCTGCTCTAACACCATCAAGTGTTGTACTAATACCAGCATCCGAAACTGGAGTTCCTGAAGTGTCTTTTAAGTAAATTACACCACCTTGACTGTGTTCAATTTGAATTTTGCCGTTGCTTAAAACTCTTGCAGTGGTGTTTGCAACATCAGCCGCAGTAAATGCTTCAACAAAATCAGCTGCTGTTGTACCACCAAGAGTTGCTGTTACAGCAGTAGTAAGAGTTGTTGCACCTTTAGCACTTGCTTGAATTGTAAACGTTTCAGTATCTGTGAATGTTGGGTTTTCTTCAGTACCAGTGATTAAAGTTCTACCTGCTACTCTTTCAAAAATTTTGAAAGTATAGGTATTGTCTTCGCTGATGTCATACTGTGCATAGGTTGATGCAGCCGCAATATTCAATCCGCCACCTGATGCATCAAGATTATAGTTTGCTGTTCTGTCATTTGCATATAATGGGCAAGTTTGTTCAACAAAAGTTCCGCTGTTTGAACTGAATTTTAACACTTCAAGATAAGAACCACCATTTACATTTGTGGTCTTAAACCAAACACTGCCAGTTGGATGTGGTTCAGTGTCAGTGCTGCGCCATTGTGGGTTAGTGTAGTGTGGACTCGCCTGTAACACTGGTGCATAATAAATTCGTGCAGTGATACCAATGTCTGATAAAATTGTTCCAGTTCCTGCTGTTATATCAGCAATACCATTACCATCATCAGTTGAACCGTCGTTGGTTGCGTTACCATTTAGATAGATAGCAAGTTTGCCGCTTACTGCTTTAGCAAATACACCAGTAATTGCTGCATCATTGATATCAATTGCAAGACTTGCTACTGTAGTACCAGTTGCTGTGACTTCAGTATCGTTAATAAAGATGCTGTGTCCTATAGTAATTGTTGGATTGCTTTCAGTACCTGTGACTGATGGCCAACTTAACTTCCAACTGTTGCTACCAATTAGTACCCAAGTGTTTGATGCCACTTGCTCTGTATCACCTGATGTTGCAGTGGTCGTTAATCCTGGTGATTTGTAGTAACCTGGATTACTGGTGTTGGTTAATACTACAGCGTAATCGCCAATGCTACCAATGCTTGCTTTTGGAATACCGCCTGAAAGATCCGTTGTTTCAATAACCTGAATTGGTATCTTGTTTGTGAAAGCGTTTGTTGAGAAGCTCCATTCATTGATACCATACAGTGAATCTAGGCCGTCGAACCACCACTGTCCGTCTGAAGGATCACGAGTTGGACGACTTAAACTTGCTGAAATCTCAGCAAGATCAATGTTTGCTCTTTGTACATAACATCTGTTGCTTACGCCAAGTAGGCTGTATGCTGCAAGCAAACCATACTCGTTCAATTCATAACCATTGATTGGGGTGCCTGCTGATGTATTGTAAAAGAATGGATTACCAAATGTTGCTGATAAGTCACGCTGACTGGTAATTAAATACGGTTTATTGGCGTTGGCTGCTGTTGTACCAGCCGCTGTGCCAGTACCGGTACCGCTTACCTTGTTTTCTGCTGTTGCAATTAAGACAAACGGAATCGTTGCTGTGTTCGATGGTAGATAGTTACTTTCATCTACGATGCTAACTTCTACTCCTGGAGAAACTAATGCCATGTTTTTTCTTCCTATGTTATATGCAATATTTATTCAATACCCCCAAAACTTGGTGGTTGTACTGCCCTTTGCAAAGGTATAAGTAAAAGTATGAAAAGACCGCTTTGCGAAGCCTGCAACCGCAATTTAGCCGCAGTAAATTACATCAAAGAAGATATAGTACACTATCGCACTCGGTGTGATTCTTGTATCAGGAAAAAACGGAACAAAAAATCAACAAAGCCTCGTTGGACCTTGCAAGGTTACAAGAAAAAATTAGTTTGCGATAGATGTAGCTTTAGAGCTATGAGTAACCAACAAATGTTGGTATACCATTTGGATGGTAACCTCAATAACTGCGGATTGAACAATCTTAAAACAGTTTGTTTAAATTGCAGTATTGAGGTTATTAAACTCGAATTGCCGTGGAAAGTGGGCGACCTCGAAGAAGATTAACGATTGTGCAGGTCGTGAATATACAATTCAATCAATGCATAGTGCAAAACTTTCATCAAGTCTTTGCGATTGTATCCATCTTTTTTGCCGTAGCGTTGAGCATACTTCATCACATTGCCAATACAAAAGCCATCACCATGTCCTGCATCAATAATAAACTCTGTGGCTTGATACTTGTTTAGGCTGTAGTGTTCGCCATAGGTTGCGTCGATGTATTGTTTAAACTCCTTGATGAGTTCGCCTTCGTTGTATTTGTATTTGATCATGTTACTCTCTTGTTTAAGTTTGTGTTTGAAAATTGGAATACATGCTTGTTTAAGTTAAACAAATCAATGCCCAAATTATGTTGATGTGCCCATGTTGCAAATTCTTTTGCATAACAGTTTACCAACTCAACCAATGTGTGAAAGTTGTGCAGTACATCTTGTTCAACCTGATCCTTGTGCTGAGTCAGTGTTACCAGGAAATGCTTGATATTTTCAACTACAGCATTCAACCGTAAATCTTCCCATTGCAGTATTGGAATTACAAAATGTTGAGTACTCTCATCTATAATAGATTGCTCTAAGTTGTAAAAGTCATCCAATGACGATATATTGGGCCAGCTTGGCTTTTTGAAGTTGTGATAGAAATCTAAGAAACTTTCTTGATAGATAGCAGGCATTTTCCCATCAATGCGATCCAGGTAATTGCTAGTGTAAGGACTATCATAATTTGGAATAATCATGTATTCATTGAATGTTTTGAATCCAAGATCTTGTAACTGTTTACACGTTTCTGTTTCTCCGACAACAATAAACGGTACACAATTGAATATTGCTTTCCAAGTTTTTTCAGTAATAAAACTATTCAACCACTTAGGACGATCAAAATCAGTTTCTGCTATCACTTTAAACAATACATTTGCATACGCATCTGTAGCCGTGACCATCAATTGTTGATCATCTTCAAGTTTGTAATCAAGTTCTGTTGGGTTGATCATATCGAGAAATTCACGATCGTTATCAATAAAATCTAAACACAAATCCTGTTGTTCTTTGCTAGCACGAAAACTAAAGTTGCAATTTTGCAAAAGATCTCTTTGCCACAACTTGTATAACAGTCTTACCCTGTGAAATTTAGCTGGATAACCTGTAAAAAATAAAAAGTTACAAGCGTCAGCATTCCAAGTTTTGTTCAACTGATTTTCTTGATCTACATACACATTGTTATACTGCGAAATTAAATCGTTCGCAACATACACACTATCAATTACACCTGGAACAAGAAGTTGCTCAGCACCCGGTTTGTACCACATGTCAAAAAGCAAAAATAAATCTACATGATACTTGTTATTGATACACGCAACTGCCTGCTCTAGCACATCACATATCCACTGCGGCTCAAGTGTTTCGGAAACTACCAAGAACGCCACTGGCTTTTTTTGATATTTGTGTTCAAATGTGTCAACCAGATTGCTAACAGTGGTGTGAAAGTCAGTTTTACGCATATAGTAATCAATTAATACCGTGTCAAGTCTTATAAAAGCAATATTATCAATTGACGTCATTTGATCTTGGTAACTCCAAGATGTCTAAATGTTTTTTGCAGTTTAAGTATCTGTTGCTGACAATCATCAAGAGCATGGTGACTTACTGGACCTCTGCCTAAGTCTGGGTATAAACTGTAAACAGTTCTTGCATCACGTACCTTGTAGTACTTCCAAGGCAAGCTCATACCATAACTTTTATAAGCATGTTCAATAATGTTCATATCAAACGTAGGACCGTTTGCCCATACAAATTGGCTATTCCAAGTAATTGGGTGCATTTCTTCAAGGGCCTGTTTCAGTGGTATGCGATTGTCTTCGGCAAACGCTTCTTCTCTTACTTCAGGACTTTGGCTTGCCCACCATGCAAGTGTACCATCTTCAATGTTGCGATCAGGTTGGCTGTCAGTATCAATTCGAGCATAGTAGTGTCTATCATACCAGCCATCACTAAACGGATCGAAGGTTTGCATTGCAATCGTTAGAATACAAGCACTAGGGCCAGTGCCTATAGTTTCAATATCAATCATTATATCAGCCATTTATATAGTATACGGCTTTGAGATTATTTTGTCAACTTCTTTGGTTTGCTTGGTTTTTTAGTTGACTTGCTTACCATGCGCACTAACTTGGCTTTTGGGGCAGACTTTTGTTTTGTAAGAGCGTTTAGTCTTGCAAGAATTTTACTTGCAGGATTTACACGTTTTGTTTTCTTTGCTTTGCGAGCTTGGCGCACTTTGGTCGTTGCTCGAGTACGTT